CTTCAAATACTGTACCAGGAACAGATAGACGTGTAGTTAGAGGAACTTTAAATATTACAGTAGAGGGCTGGCTAACACAACCTCCAACACAAATGTCCTATGTGTTTAATACAAGTTATAATATAGATGGATCTGTTGGTAATACTAATGATTTCAATGGAATTACTTATGCTCCCACTTCATTATCTTCTACTTCTTTTATAGAGACTTCTTCAATGACTCCACCTTCTGTAAGTAGTGTATTTGGTAGACAGGGTATGGTAGTTCCACAACTTGGAGATTATACATCAGAACAAATTCTGGTAGATCAGGCAGTTACTGGATTAGCTGGAGCAGGAGATACATTACAGACTGCCCTATCCAATATAAATACAAAAATAGCTAAAGATACTTTCAGCATTATAGTTTCAGAACCAATGACACCAGGAACAGTATTTAGAATTATTAATCAGAAGGCATATAAGGTTAAGTCAATAGATTCAACTACTCCTAGCGTTGATGGTATTGTATTAACTGCAGGTAACACTAATGAAGTAGTAACTGCAGGTAGAAAGATTAACACAGAGTATGATTTAGGAGTTCTTCAAAATACAGATGGTTGGTTATATCTTGGCCCTTCTGGAAATCTAACTAATGTAATTCCAACAGTAGCAGCTGGAGATATCTATCTACTTGTAGTAGGTAAATCAATTTCTGGAACTACTTCATTCATTTTTGATCCAAAAACTCCAGTCAAACTAATAGGATAATTATGTCTCAAACGCTACTTAAACTGTTACCAGATGGAGCAGGAAATGAACAAGTCTCTGTGTCTATTCGTTCATTAAAAGATTCTTCGGTAATTACGGCAAATACTATAAATACTAATGTTGTATTTGATGCTGATTATAAGAAAATAAATCTTTTATCTGATACTACCATTACATTTTCTGGTGCTGTAAAAGATGGACAACAATTAGTTTTAGCATTAGTCCAGGCTGATACTATACCACATACAGTAACGTTTTCTAATGTTAGACTTGGAAGTGACATATTCAGTATACCAGTATTATCAACTACATTAGGAAAGACGGATAGATTTACGTTTTTCTATGATTTAACAGCAAACACATATGATTTATTAGGATATGCACGTGGCTTCTAAAAGTGGAATTTATATTATAACCAATACCCTGAATAATAAGGTGTATATTGGCCAATCTATTAATATAAATAAACGTATAACTGAACATATGCGTAAATTGGCTTCAGGAAAACATGAAAATAGCTGCCTTCAAAATGTTTATAATAAATACGGTACGAATGCTATAACTATTAATCCCTTAATATATTGCTCAATAAATGATTTAGATTTCTATGAAATTAGACTTATTTCACTTTATAAATCTACTAATAGAGATTATGGGTATAACTTTGAATCTGGTGGGTCATTAAATAAAGTTTTATCAGAAGAAACAAAAAAGAAAATTTCTTCTTCTCTAACAGGAAAGCCATCTACTTCAACAACTAAATTCAAATCAGGTATGGTTGCTTGGAATAAAGGATTAAAGACAAATAAGAAAAGTTGGAATGCGTTATCATCGGAAAAGATACAGTCAGTAATAGATAATTGGAATATATTTAAAATCACTCAAACTGAATTGGGTAATATGTTAGGCATAGATCAAACTACAGTATCTATTATTTTGAAACGTTCCAAAAGTTAATAAAAACCTATAATTAAATATATAGGTAATTCATAACATTTTAACTCAGGAGAAATATAAATGGCCTTCACAATGATCGATGCAAGAAAAAATGCAATGCTTGACACGTTCACGTCTGGGATTGGTGCAAGTCCTCTACTCCGAATCTACGATGCAACTGGTGGAGTTCCTGCTAATGCCAATACTGCTCTTGGTTCTCAGGTTGTTCTTGGTACTCTGACTTTCTCAGCAACCCCGTTTCCTGCTGCTGCAAATGGCACTCTAACCGCTAATCCTATTACACAGGATTCGGCTGCTGACGCTACTGGTACTGCTGCATTTTATCGTATTTTGAATTCTGCTGGTACTGTGACTTATGCCCAGGGAACTGTTGGAACTTCTGGTGCGGATCTTAACCTCAACACAACGAGTATTGTTGCAGGCGGACCTATTAGCGTAACGAGCCTTACCATCTCAATTTAGTACTTACAGTAAGAGTTATCAATCAATTTATGAACCCCAAATATTTATTTTTGGGGTTCATTTTGTTATGGAACAACCGATACTATACTTGTATGACATCTCTAATAGTTCCAAAAGATCCTGGTATTTATATAATAACTAATACAGTTACTAATACTTACTATATAGGACAGTCCAGTAACGTTAAACTGAGATGGATAGGACATAGGAATACATTAAATCATAATAAAGCTTCAAATGATTTATTCCAGGCAGATTGGAATAAATATGGTCCTGACAAGTTTACTTTCGAATACCTTCATAAACTATCTGAAGCTGAATATACACCAGAAACATTAACTCAAGTATTAACAAAGTTAGAATTTTCCTATATAACAACATACGTAGAAGAAGGTAAAAAAATATATAATTTAGTTTTAAATCCCTCTGAAAGTTGTTGGCCACAAAGTCAGTATAGTAGGAGTAAGAGAGGGAAGAGGTTTTCTGGGGACGGTAATAATCAAGCAAAACTTACCGAACAACAGGCCATTTGTTTGCTGACAACTGATAGTAGTTTAACATATAAAGAAGCAATGGAAAAATATAATGTTACTAAAGCATGTATTAAGGATTTATGGCAACGAAGAAGTTGGGCACATCTTAACTATCCTAAAGTAATGAAAGAAGATGATCCAATTAAACGTAGTGGAGAAAATCATCCCTTTGGAAAATTAAAAGAAGAAGAGGCCATTGCTATTTTAACTACTGATAAACTTCTCACTGTACAGGAATGTGCTGAAAAGTATCATGTTACACGTATCGTAATAGAGCAATTAAGGCGTCGAAAAACATGGAAACACCTTGATTTACCAGAAGTTACTACAAAATCAACAGTCAAATGCACTGGAACCAATAATGGGAGTTCTAAATTAAATGAAGATGCTGTTAGAGATATTAGAAAACGATTAGAAAATAAAGAATCATGTATCTCTATTGGAAAATTATATGGTGTAAGCAATGTAACTATTTCTAACATTAGAGATAAGAAGATTTGGACACACGTAATTTAATATTGTTCTTATGGTTTGTATAAGCTACTTTCCGCATTAATTCTTAACTTTATTAGATTATTATCAGTATGTGTATATTTCACATGTATCCCAAGTTCTAATTTCTTAAACCTTAGTGAGATTAATTCTTCATATATAAAAAATATAACATTAAAAATGGCTAAACTCAAGGGCTATACCAGTTTAGCTAGTCACTAGATGCCTCCATAATTAAATATATGGCTACTAAATACTTAAAACATTTAAATCAGTTTCCCGCTACCTATTTAAGGGATTTTGCTGGTAATCCCTCTGTAGAAGTAAAACCTGGAGAAATGTTATTATATACAGATATTATAAATAGTGATATAAATAGTGTTAATTATAATTTAAACCTATGGACTGATTATATAGAAAAGAATAATTTCACTATTGTAACTATTCCAGATCCACTAGTAACAATTGTAACCATTAAGAGTCCCGCATGATCTACCCAATCAACCAGGCAATTCCTTATACTGCAGTAGCAACTACATTCGGTCATCACCAAGATACATTTAGTTACACCTGGACATTTGACGACAATACAAGCTCTAGTGGTGCATCTGTATCTAAAACGTGGACGACACCAGGCAATCATCTTGCTACGGTGACAGCAACAGACTTGGTAACTAATACTGTAGCCGTTGCTCAAAAAAATATAAATCTATTTAATCCATCAATGACTTGGAATTGGTACGACACTGGAAAGAGCCTAACAACAGCTAATTCGAGTTTCGAGGGTTTTGAAACTGGTAAAACATTTCTTTTTGGGAATAAACTCATTTCATTTGGGTCTTATTACTATCGCCAAGATGTGAATGTTTACAACATGGATACTGACACTTTAACCCTTTACTCTTCAGCACTTCCCTCGGGTGGTTTTGGGGGTTCATGTTTAATCCCAGCTGGACCCTATGCGGGTAAAGTCCTATTGTTCGGGAACAATTCCGGGGCTTATGGTTACTGGGATCTGGCGGATAATACTTACACCCCAATATCTGCTACTGGTGGCCCTGGTCGCATTAATGGTGTTTATTCAGTTCCGTCAATAGCTCTAAATAATGGGAATATAATGGTTGTATGGGTTGAATATACCAGCTATGGAAATGCTACCGATGGATACCCAGTAAGTATTTATAATACATCAACCAATACTTTTGGACCTCGCGGGGACAAAATAATCAATAGCACCCTCCAGTTAAACATGCTACCATCTGGTAACGTCCTTGCCGTTTGGGATAATTCTACAAGTTATAATATTTACAGCCAATCCGGGTCACTCTTAGCAACAGGTACGGGTGCGTCAAATTTCCCTGAAGGTCCATTCCAATTTGGGATATCGCTTCCAGATGGACGTTTTTTACAAATCAGCGGTTCATACGCCAACATCTTCACAGAAGACACCAGCATACCCTCAATGGGCACATGGACTACGGGGGTTGCAGCTTACCCAGTAGCAGAGCAGGGTGGAACTGGAAGTTACTATTCTTGCCTGGTTTTGACCCCAGAAGGAGATGTCCTAGAGGTTGGTGGGGAAGAAAGCGACGCTGGTGCTAAGCCTTATATGGTGTTTTATTCTCCTTCGATCAACTCCTTTAATATTATGGCTACAAAGCAACCGTTAGGGAACGGAGGGGTCATTTATCCCTATAGCGGAAGATTCTGGGCCATCCGGGATAGCGATGGGCGTATTTTCAAATCGGCCCCATGGATTGGTAATTAGAGCAGGCAGAGGGTGACCGGATACCACGCAATGTTCTAACTTTGTAGGGACACTTAGTTTTTAGAACGGATTACGATTTATGTCAACTATTCTAAATGACTACTTAACCACCCTAAGAGTTATTTATTTTATACTAATAGTCGATCCTATATGTAGGAGTTATTATGCTATTTGGACCCACGTAATTTAATATTGTTCTTCTGGTTATGTTTGTATAGGCTCTCCAATTAAGAGAGCCTATTTTCTTTATAGGTAATTAAATATAGGACTAAACTATAGGATTAACTATGGCAACAACTACAGGATCTTCAATAGCAGATTTTGGAACTGCTCCAGGAACTGACTATATCCAAATTGTAGTTACCGGACAGACTGGAATTGTCGCCGCTACCTCTAAAGTTGATGCATGGAAGTCAATTAAAGCAACTACAAACCATACTTTAGAAGATGTAGTTATTTCTCATTTCGAAGTATTTGCTGGCAATATAATAGATGGAACTGGATTTACAATTTATGTAATAAGCAGACAGGGAAGATTAACTGGTCAATATATAATTGATTGGGTTTGGTCAACAACTTAATTTTAAAAAGGATACAAAATGTCAGGGATTCGTTTAGAAGGAAATACAAGTGGTAATGTAGCAGAAGTAGATTCTGCCCATAATTTAATGGTAGCTACTTCTTTAGTGCCAGCTAATATTGGCGCAATTAGAATGTATACTGAAAATGATGCTGGTAGTGTAACTGGCACACCATATTTAATGCAACCGGAAACATCACCTGATTATAAATTGCGTGTTGGTTTAGATACTTTATTATTTAATGATAGTTTCAATGTTGCTGCTGGCGTTCAGAATAATAACTTATGGAAAGTTGTTATTGCTTCATCAATGTCTGTTGCTTCTGGTGCTGGTGCGCTTCAGTTTAACGCTAACAATACATTAACATCTGGTGCAGGTGTTGCTGTGTGGTCTTGTCGTTATTTCCCGCTTATTCAAACTGCTCCAATTTACGTTGGGTTTGCTGGTTATCCAACAGATCAGCCTTTAGCTAATCAAGTTGTAGAATTTGGTTTATTCTTACCTACAACTGGCGGTGTAGCTCCAACTGAAGGTGCTTTTTTTAGATATACCTCAGCGGGTTTATATGGTGTAACTAACTACAATGGTGTAGAAACTCAAATATTACTACAGGCTACTCAATTAACTGCAAATACTCAAGTATTATTTACTATTGCTTGTGGCGAGAATCAAACTCGTTTCTGGGCTAATGATGTTCTCTTAGGAACAATCCAAACTCCAGCCGCTAATGGCACACCTTTTATGACTTATGCATTACCTATTGCTATACAGTTTAGAAACAACAACTTAGTAACTGGTTCTCCGGTTATGCAATGGAAGATGTGTGATGTTAGCGTTAACTTAGCTGACTTCAATACTAATAAACCTTGGTCACATCAAATGTGCGGTATGGGCTTAAATGCTGCACAAGGTCAGAACGGTCATTCTTCAATTCTTGCTACCGCTTCAACTGCTGTAACTGCTGCTCCTGCTGCTGCGGCGGCTCTCGTTCAGACATCTGTTACTTCACAGTTTACAGGTTTAGGTGGTATTTTCAGGGTTCTGCCTACTTTAACTGCTGGCACAGAAGGTTTGCTTTGTTCTTATCAGAATCCTGCTGCCTCAATCAACCTTACACCAAGAACGCTTTACATTACAGGTTGTAAGATTTATTCAACAGTTGAAGTTGCTTTAACTGGCGGTCCACTTATTAACGTGCTTCAATTATTATATGGCCACACCGCCGTTTCGGCAGCAGTAACAACCGATACCGCAACTGCTTGGGCAACTGGTTCTGTTAAATGTCCAAGACGTATTCCAATTGGTATTGAAGTATATCAGGCTGCTGCTGCTGTTGGTGCCGTTGCTAATACTAATGGCTTATCTCTTGATTTATCACAATCTCCAGTAGTTGTAAACCCCGGTGAATTCATCGCAATTGGTCTTAGAAACCAGGGTACAGTTACAACAGCAGGCAATACTCTTTACACAGTTACGTTTACTGGATATTGGGAGTAACTCTCGCTAATAAAGGACTAATACAATGGGTCTGTTATTAGCCGCCGGGAGTAGTGGAATAACTGGGGTTAGTGTTAATCAAATAACACCAACCTCAACTGCCTCGGGCTCTGTTACAATCCCTACAGTATCTGGAACGGGTACTGATACTATTGCAGTACTTTCTTCTGCCACTGGTACTTTAGGACAGACTGGTACTTCTACTAATACTATTACTGTACTGTCTTCTGGCTCTGGTACACATATTCCGTATATTGGAACTGGTGTAGATACTATTGCTATAACTTCAACAGCAACTGGTACTCATGGTGTAGCTGGATCCGGTGTAGATACTATTGCTATAACTTCAACCGCTTCTGGTTCTGTAATTGATTTTATTGGTACTTCTACTAATACTATTACAATTACTACAGTAGCTACAGGAACTGCAATAATTCCAATTTCAGGTACTGGCACAGACACTATTCCATTAACTGCTACTGGATCTGGTTTACATGTTCCCTATATTGGATCAAGTTCTAATACCGTAATATTAACGTCAGCATCCTCTGGTAGTCATATTCCGTATATTGGAACTGGTACTGATACTATTGCTATAACTTCAATTGGCACTGGTAGTCATATTCCTTATATTGGATCAAGTTCTAATACCGTAACACTAGCGTCAGTAGCCTCTGGTGGTCATGGTGTATCTGGAACTGGCTCTGATACTATTGCCATAACTTCAACAGCTTCTGGTTCAGTAATTGACTTTATTGGAACTGAATTCGGAACTATTTCTCTTCTTTCTGTTGGTTCTGGTAGCCATATTCCCTATATTGGATCAAGTTCTAATACCGTAACACTAACGTCAGCAGCCTCTGGTGGTCATGGTGTATCTGGAACTGGTACTGATACTATTGCTATAACTTCAACTGGCACTGGTAGCCACATTCCCTTCATTGGTTCTGGCTCTGACGTTATTGTTCTTGTTTCTTCAGGATCTGGATTAAGAGGACATACTGGTACTTCTACTAATACAATTACTGTTACTTCAGCAGCTTCAGGTTCAGTAATTGATTTTATAGGTACTTCAACTAATACAATTACAGTAACTTCAACAGCAACGGGTTCGGTAATTGACTTTATTGGTACTTCTGCTAATAATATATCTA